CAATGTTTTGAGTTAACTATTGTCAATAAGGCAGCGTCAACTCATAAATTTACTTTGACCGCTGGTTCTGGCGTCACTATTGTTGGTGAGCCAGACGTAACTGCAGATAGTTCTGGAACTTTTATTTTTAGAGTTACTAGTTCAACTGCTGTTAGCGCGTTTAGAAAGTAATGGGTATAGCTACATTTCGATTAGCTAGAGAAAGGGAAGCTGCTTTAAAAGTGGCTTCTCAATCTTCTGATAAAATTCAAGTAAAGCCAAAACTAACAAAATCAAATGGCAGTAACAATAGTAGCAACTCCAGGAAGCGCAACAGCAAATAGCTATGTAACGCTTACTGATGCTCAAACTTTTATTGATGGTCTTGTTGAAAATGACGATATAGTTGCTTGGGGAACAAGTACAACTGACCAAAAAAACCGCGCATTATTTAGTTCAGCTCAAAGAATTGATAGAGAAAGATTTTTGGGAGCTCGAACTAATGATGCACAGGCTTTAGAGTGGCCTAGATCAGGTGTAAAAAAACCTTATACTTACTCAAGTACTTACAATGCTTTATATCCTAGTAATTTACAACCTGCTTTTTATGCTGATAATGAAATACCAAAAAGAGTAAAAGATGCGCAGGTTCATTTAGCTGTTTATTTAAACAATAATAAAGATGGACTTGATTTAAGTGGTTTTGAAGACTTTAATGAAATATCTATAGGAAATATAAATGTAAAACCTAGATTTTATGGTGCTGTCGGTGCTAACCGAATACCACCTATAATTGAACAATATTTGACAGGCATTAGAATAAGTGGGCCTGCAACAATCGCCGTAAGGAGGAGTTAACTAATGTCTTATGATTTTCCATCAGCAAAAATTGTTAATGATACATCTGCAATAACAGGCAGATTTGGTAAGTTACAGGCAAATGAAGATACTGTAATTGCTTCACTAACCGCACAAAACATTGATGGGGCTAGCACAAGTATTACATTAGATGCAAGTTGTGAAATTTGTGGAGTGATTACAGCATTTCAATTAACCAGTGGATCAGTTATTGCATATAGGTTGTAATGGCAAGTTTTGCAAAACTAAAAAATGCTATTCCAGGAGTTTTAAAGGCAACTGGAAGCGATATTACATTAAGATTTGTAACAATAGGAGATTATAATGAAACTAACGGAACTGTTTCAGAAAGCAATACTGATGTATTAATAAAAGCACTAGTTGATAATATTTCAAAAACTGAAGTTAATGATTTGATTAACGAAAATGATAAACGTGTTTTAATTGCTGCTAAAGATGTAACTACCACCCCAAATACAAAGGATAAAGTTTTAATTAATAATATTGTTCATCAAATAATAACTGTAGATACTACTGAAGCTGCAGGTATTGCAATTACTTTTACATTAATTGTGAGGTCGTAATGGTTACTAAAAATATAAATTTAGGACAAATAGGAGATTTTGCAGAAGATAAGACAGAAAAAATTGTTGGTTTAGGTGCAAATATTTTATTACAAAAATTAAAAAGCACTAATGTACCTGTTAACGAAGGAACTATGAGAACTGCTTGGTTTCAAAGACCTGTTTCAAATTTAGAAATAGATTTAATAAATAAACTTGAATATGCAGAACCAGTAACTTTTGGTACAAATATTCCACCTTCGTGGAAAAATGGTTATCAATTATCTGAAGCTGATGGAACTCCTATTCCAAAAGATTGGGCAAAACGTTTTATAGATCAAACTATAAATATCATGAAAAAAGAGGCTGGTAAATAATGAATAGTGTAAATGATATAAGAGCAGCTATAGAAACAAGATTAGCTACAGAAATGGCAAATTCGCCTGCTTATACTATTGCTTTTCAAAATGTTCCTTTTACACCACCTAATAATACAAGTTGGGTTCAATCTTCAATAACATTTGGAGTACACGAATCTGCAACATTACAAGCACCAACAAGTGGATACAATAAACATAACGGAGAATTAATTATAAATGTATTTAGTCCTCAAGGTGTTGGGTCAGGTGCTAATTATACGATTGCAGAACGTATAAAAGATTTATTTCATAGGCAAACTGTTAGTCAAATCATTTTTGGTGATACAGTAGGACCAAGCCAAGTTTCACCTGCAAGTCCACAACCTTTTTTTCAAACTGAGTTGAGCTTTATTTTTGAAGCATGGTTACAATAGAATAAAATCTGTTTAATTTAAAAAAATGGCAACTGTTTTATCTGGCACAAGCGGTGCGTTGTATTACAAACCAGCAGGCACTAAAGGCACTTTTGGAACGTCAAATGTTGCAATAGCAACTGAAACTATTACTGTAGAAACTTACCTAAACTTTAAAGTAGGTGATGGTGTTAAGTTTTCTGTAATCAATGCACAAACAGGTAGCAGTGGTACAGGCACTTTGCCAGCAGGTCTTAATGCCAGTGATACTTTTTTTGTCATTGCTTATACAGCAGCTACAGGTGCTTTACAGGTATCAGCAACATTAGGTGGATCGGCAGTTAATATTACTGATGTTGGAACAGCAGCATCACCAAATGAATTTCAAGTTGCATATGCAGATTTTGCAGCCGTAGGTGAAGTGCAGTCTTGGAGTTTTACAATATCAAGAGAACAAATAGATACAACAACTATTGGTCAGCAAAGCACACAGGCAGTACCATTTAGAACATTTGTCCCTGGTTTTGCTGATGGTGAAGGAACAGCAACTGTATTTGTTACAGATGAGGATACTGCTTTAGCTAATAGAATGGTTGAAGATGTGATTCAAAGGAATCAAGTTGGTGCTGCATTTAAACTTTATACAGATAAAAAAGGAACTGAAGCTTTAAGTAGAAGTATTCAATTAGATGCAATGCTTTCAGATGCAGAATTTAATGTAAACCCAGATGATGCACAGTCTGTAGAGATCACATTCAAACCAACTGAAGCACCAATTTTTGACTTTAGCACAAGTAGTTGATAAGTTAAATTAGATTTTAATTTTATGACTACATCTAAAACTCGTTTGACACCTCTTGAAAAGTTAAAGCAAGCAGCTAACTTAAAACCAATCAAAAGAGAGGTAGAACTTACAAATGGTGACATCTTTGAATTTTGGTCAACACCATTAACAATGGCTGAGAGAGAAAGAGCACAGAAAGGAACTAAAGATGACCTTAATGCTTTTGCTCTTCAGCTATTTATCCAGAAAGCAACAGATGAAAATGGAGTAAGAATGTTTACTGCTGGACAGGCATCAGAACTTAAACATGAATGTAGAGATGCAGATTTACAGGCATTGATGCTAGCTGTTATTAGTGAAGCTGAATATGAGGAGGTTGATACAGACCCAAAAAAATAAAGCTGGAGCTAAAAAAAGATAATTTTCTTATGCTTCAGTTAGGTGTAGCTAAAGAATTAAAATACACGTTATTAGAGCTTCAACAAAAAATGACCATTGAGGAATTATTTATATGGTCAGCTTATTTTGGGATTCTCAATGATGAGCAAGAAAAAATGTTGAAAAAAACCAAATTAAGGTAAACTAAAAAAAGATATTTTTTTATTGTGGCTAACGGCGAAGTTGGGATAAAAATTAAAGTTTCAGCTAGAGAAGCTGTTAATAATTTAAATAAATTAAAAAATATTAGTACAAAACTGCAAGCTTCTTTTAAAAAAGTAGAAACTGCTGCTGCAAGACTACAAAACAGAGCAGGGGCATCTTTCCAAAAGTTTGGTACAAGAGTCAGAAATGTAAGGAGAAAGGTACAAGTAGATTTAGAAAAGATGAAAAGAGGTTTTAAAGGTTTAAATAATATAGGAACTTTAATAGGTGGTGCTGGTTTAGGTTTATTTGCAAAAGCATCATCAGAAACAGCAGCAAATGCACAAGCTTTAGAATTAAGATTAAAATTATTAACACAAGAATTTGGCGAATATGAAAAAGCACAGGAAATAGCAAGTAGAGCAGCAAAAACTTTTGGAATGTCTAATATTGAAGCAACTGAGGGAGTTACTAATATAATTGGTCGTTTAAGACCTTTAGGTTTATCACTTAAACAAATCGAAACTACGTTTTTCGGATTTAATACAGCCGCTAAATTAGCTGGTGTTTCAAGTGTTGAAGCGTCAAATGCCTTTAGACAACTAGCACAAGCTTTAGGTTCTGGAAGATTAGCTGGTGATGAATTTAGAAGTGTATCGGAACAAGTACCAACCATTCTTAAACCTATTTCAGATGAACTTGGTGTACCAGTAGGGAAATTAAAAGAATTAGCTGCTCAAGGTAAAATTACATCATCTGTAGTTATAAGAGCTTTAGAACAAATACAAAAAGAAGGAGCAGGTAAAGTCGCTGGAATTGTTGCAGAATCAGATATACAAGTCTTTAAAAATTTAAATAATGCGTTGGAGAATTTAAGAAAAACAGTTGGTGATAAATTAAATGTAGTTCTTTTACCTCTAACAAAAAATATTACAAATTTAATAAATGCTTTCAATGATGCTAATCCTATATTACAAGGAGCAGCAGTGTTTATTGGAGCCGTTGCAGGTGCTGCTGCATTGGCTATACCAGTAGTTGCAGGTCTTGCAGTTGCAATAAAAGGTATTACAGCAGTTTTTGCTACAGGTGCAGGTGCAGCATTGCTAGGATTTTTTACAGTAGCAAATTTACCTGTTATTGCTGCAATAGCTGGTTTAGCAGCAGCTTTCACAGGTTTAGCTGTTGGTATTGGTAAAGCAAATGAAAAACGAAGAGCTTTTCAAGATAAATTACAATCTGGAAGTATAAAGATTTTAGAAGAAGCTAAAGCAACAGAGGAAAATACAATTTCACAGCTTAAAAATTCTGAAGCTAGAGGTCATGCAAAGAAAGCAATTACAAGACAAATAAATGAGGCTAGAGAAAGAATTGCATTAATAGATAAAGAAATAGAAAGACTAGATATTCTTAAGAGAAAATATAATATTGGTGGTATTGAATATGACGCAAACATGGTTCCAATAAATCCTCCAAAAACAGGATTTGAGGAGCCACCAAAAAGTGATAAAACTCCACTTTTAGATGAACTTAACAAAGAAAGACAATTTTTAGATAATGCTTTAAAAATGGGTACAGCAAAAGCAAAATTAGAAGAAAGAATAGCAGATTTGATGAGAGAGCAAAATGGTTTAAGCGATGAAGCGGCACGAAAAAAAATAGAACAAATAGATGCAGACCAAAAACGTTTAGCTTTACAAGAGCAAATAAAAGATATATTGGCAACAGGAATGACAAATGCTGTCATGGGATTAATTGAGGGAACAAAAACTCTTGGTCAGGCTTTAGCAGACATTGCAAAATCACTTGCCAAAATGTTTCTTAACGCTGCTTTTCAAAATATGTTTAGTGGTTTATTTACTAAGCAAGAGCAAGGAGCTTATAACAGAGCAGGTGGATTTAAAGCTTTCCAGTATGGTGGTGTTGTAAATTCTCCTACCCTTGGGATGATTGGAGAAGGTGGCGAACCAGAATACGTCATACCTGCATCTAAAATGGATGGTGCGATGTCTAGATATTCAGCAGGTGCTAGAGGTGGTGCTGTTATTCCAGGTGGTAGCCATGAATCTAGTACAGTTGCAGGTGGTACTGGTAATGCAATAGTTGAATATACTGGTCCTGTCCTTAACTTTAATGGTGATGAGTACGTTCCAAAAACTGCTGTTCCTGAGATTATTAATACTGCTGCAAAACGAGGTGGAGAAGCTGGACAGGCAAGAGCTTTTGCTACTCTTAAAAACTCTCGTAGTCAACGTGCCTCATTAGGATTATGAGTATTACATATCTAACAACTTTTTTACATCTAACAAAAGTAAAAGATCCTAATTTTAATCGTTTCTTTCAAAATAGTGTAAGAGGGGATGTTAATACCTTAACAGCAGGTTCTAATTCAATTTTGCATAACGGTAATTTACATACATTTTTACCTTTTGTATATCAAGGAGCAGCTAAAACAAAATCAGGAGATAATTTGGAAGCACAATTAATACTTGCTAATAACGCTATTGCAATGAACCATATAAGAGATGCAATAGCAGAAAGGCATAATGTAAAGGTAGAAGTATGCAAAATGAATAGTAATTTTACTGTAGATGAAGTGTTAACTGTAGAAAATTGGCTTATTGCTTCCTTTGGCTACGATCAACAGACAATAGA